CCTGGGGGTCGTTGCCATGAAGAATCGACCCCCTATCCCCTACAGCGGCCACCACTTGACCCCGTTGCGTGCCTGGTTCCCGCGACGCCCACCGTCGACGGTGTTGCATCGCTCATGAACGGGGCCGATGATCTCGTCGCCGCTGTCGTCGTGTCCGACGTGGGCGGGCTGGTCGGGGCCGATGTCTCTCGATGGCATGAGGCAGACGGGCTGCGCACACACCAGCCAGTCGCCGCGTTTCTGTGCTGCGCGTAGCGCGCGGTAGGCGGCGAGGTACTCGGGCGTCCGGTACTTGGCACTAGCCATCGCCGTGCCTGCGTTCACACTGTCGGGCTAGCGATGGGACGACATAGCCCCGGCCACACATAGAGCAGCGGTAGGGGTCGGACTGAGACGCAACAGAGGGCATGCTTCCGCACAACCCTCTGGCGACAACACTACTGCACGTCACGACGCCGAGGCATTCTCTGTGGCATCGAGTCGTGTCGCACCTTCGACGAACAGCAGGTCGATGACGTCGCCGAGTCGGTAGCGCTTGGGTGCGTACTTCTCGCCCGCGTAGTCGAGCTCGCGCTGGTAGCCGAGCCTGTCGATGGCGGTGATGCGGTCCCGGTCTCCCCACTTGCAGATGCGCTTGCGGAGCCTGCCCACCGACTGCTCGGTGTCGACGAGCGCGACGATGGCTTCAGCCAGGCGGGCAGGCTGGGCGATCCAGTCGCGGGCCTCAGTGAGGACGATGTCGAGGTGGTCGCGGGCATAGGTGGTGGTACCGCAGCCGATGTCCCTGATGAAGCGCTTGCCCTCGCCGTCGGTCTCGGTGACGAGGTATCGGCAGGTGACCCAGGTGAGGCCGGGCACGACGTGGGTGGGGAGGCCGCACTGCTTGCAGCCTCCCGCATACCAGCCTGGCGCCACTTCCTCAGTGAGCACCCGGAGCCTGCGCTCGTGGTGGTCGAGGTCGCCGAGGAACTGGTCGGCCCACTCGAGCGTGGAGATGGTGGTGAGGAGCGCTGAGAACCACGTGCACAGGATCTCGACCTGGGCGACTTCACCATCGGATGTCAGGATGGGGATGTCGCGGTCTTCGTTGAGCGACTTGGCCCAGGTGGCGAGCATGTTGCCGGCGTCGTCGAGGGCTCGGCCGATGCGGTTCGCGTCACCCGTGTCGCCTTGGCGGAGCACCCATGACCCTTGGCTGCCGAGGCTGCCGTTGGGTCGGTTGGGCCGGTTCCACCTGGCGAGGTTGCGGAAGTAGACCGGCAGGTACTCCAGCATCGTCTGACCCTTGCGCTGGCACAGCTCGCACAGGGCCAGTCCGTTGCTGGTAGTGGCTCCACAGTGGAGGCAGGTCACAGGCTGCTCCTGGCGGCTTGGCCTCTGGGGATGGCTGGGGTCATCTGGTCGCGTGACCTGACCCCTCGGCGGATATCGGTGGGGAGGTGCCCGATGTGCCAGTAGTCCCCGCAGCGGTAGGCACTCAACGGGTCGCCGGTGTGCTTGAGGCGCCTCCCGGCAGCCCTGGCGTCCTTGCGGCTGGTGAAGCGGACCTTCCCACAGGTGGGGCAGGCGCCGGCGCTGGAGATGACGCCGTGGCGGTCTCGAAGGGGCTTGACCATCTAGCCGGCCTCCTCGTCGAGCGCAGGCTGTGCCAGCAGCGGATGGGCGGCCTGGTAGTCCCGCATGGCGGTGAGCTGGAGTGCCGCCACGTGCGCGTCGTCGATCTCGATCTCAAGGCGGTCGATCCGAGCCTTCACCTGCGCGAGCTTCTTCTCGGTCATCGCTAGCTCGTCGCGTGCGATCTGCTCGGCGCTACGGCGGGGGGCTCGGGTGGTGGTGGTCTTGGCCATCAGTCTGTCTCCTCTTGGATTCGTCGGCTGTAGTCGTCGTTGATGCGCTTCATCTCGGCCGCGATCGCGACCACCTCAGGCAGGTCGGGGTGCGCGTCCATCAAGTCAGCCAAGAGCGCACCGACGCTCGGCTGGACGTACTGGAGGTATTCGCCGGTTTCTTCCCAGTGGGTGATGATCCGGCCCTCGTCGAGCACGCCGTCAGGCTCATGGGTCTCGGTGGAGAGGGACGCTCGCGTGTGGATGATCGGGTGCCTCCACGCGATCTCGCGGCCCGTCCTGGTCACCCAGTCGTCACCGCGGGCCACATAGGCGCCGAGCCACCTGACGACGCGACGCCAAGGGTGGAAGTAGCCGACCCAGTCGTCGCGGTAGCGGATGTGGCGGATGTTGGTCCGACGGGTGTAGCGCCAGTCGTGGAGAGCGAAGTGGGTCGCGTACTGGCGCAACTGGTCAGCCCACGCGTGGACGTCGGTCACTCTGCCTCCTGGTATCTGCCATCAGTGGTGAGGTAGACCCGGACCCCAGCGAAGATGAGGACCGGGACGTTTACGGGGTTGGTGGGACGCTGGACGAGCCAGCCGTTGGAGTAGGAAAGGGCACGCTGGGACTCGATGAGGCCGTGACATCCCGTAGTTCCCGTTCCGCATGTCAAGAGCAGGTTGGGGGCTGTGTTGATCGCCTCGACGCTCGAGCCACCCATGCCTCGGGGTTGACGATGGTGGATGCTGAAAGCGCTGATAGGAGTGATCTCGCCGTCATCGATCAACGCGACCGGCTGACCACACACCTCACATGAGCCGCCGGCGCGGGAGATGATGACCAGACGCTGTACCGCCCGGGGGCCGGTCGCACGGTGACGCTTCGGACGCGGAGTCGCCTCGGCCTCGGAGACCACCCGGAGCGGGGTACGGCGCATCGGGGTCTTCCGGTCCGGCATGGGGGAGCGCTTCATGCGCCACCCCGGAGAGCAGCGCGATCCTGGGCGTCGAGTCGTTCGGCGACCTTGGTGGCATGGTCCTCGCAGAGCGCATAGACGACGCCAGCCTCAGGGTCATGATGCAAGGCGAACAGCGGTCGGTGGCAGCCGAACATGCAGCACTCCCGGTCACTCATCGCGTGCCTCCTTGATGGCGGCGCGGAGGTCGTCGACTTCGAGCATGTAGATCAGGTGGTTCCACCGCACCGAGTAGCCGTCCTCGAGCGTCACGACCGACCAGCCGAAGACCTGCACCAGCCAGCCATCGAGGTCGCGGGTGATGGCCTCGGAGGTGATCTCGCTCTTCCACCAGTCCTGAGCGACCGTGAGGGCGGCGTGGACGCTGGGGGCGTCGACGACCCGGGTCTTCATGTGCTGTGGGCGGTCGGCGGGCCAGTAGGTGTGCAGGATCTTCACGCGGTCACGCTCGGCAGCGACACGAGCCGCCACGATGTCCGAGACGCGAGAGCCCACGATGTCGACCATGTCCTGGTCGTCGGACAGCAGGCAGTCACATCGCACGTCGTTGCCGCCACGCCAGCGAGTGACCAGTCGCGTAGGTTGGCGGCGAGGTCAATGTCTGCGTCGGTCAGTGTCACGTCAGCCACGGTCGCCCCCCTGGTCGCTACCGGACGGAAGGGGGCTGGCGTCGCGCTCTGCGATGGCCCCGTGCCCGCAGCGCCGACACCCGTACTGGCCGACGCCGAGCATCTGAGCGATCTTGTCGTTCTCCCAGCGTGGACCGGGGCTGTCGTAGTGCCTGTCGGGTCGGTGGCCGCACTCGGGGCAGCGGTGGAACCATGCCTTGAACGCCCACCAGCGCAGCCAAATGGGTAGCCCATAGTCGGGGGTAGCGCGGTCGGTCATGGGGTCACCCCCAGCGCCTCAACCAGCGCATCCCGAGCGCGGGCGGTGGAACATGGCCACGGCTCGTCACACCAACAGAACTCGCGGTCGGTGATGACGTTCGGCCCATCTTGGATGGACAGGTCGACGTGCCCCTGAGTCAGGGTTAGACTGCCCCAGTCGATGTGATAGCAGCCGTTGGAGTTGTGCTCGCTACCGATGTCGTGACCGCACTCGCAGTCCAGGAGCCGGTCGCGGCCAGCCAGCTCCTCGACCTTCGCGGCCGCTTCCTCGCGGGCCGCAGCCACGGCGTCGGCCTTGATGCGCTCGACCATCGCAGTCACGTCGCGGCCGTTGTGCATCGTTAGCCAGACGTCCCGGCGCTCTTGCTCGCTGAGGCCGCTCACGACTCGGACCCCTCGTCAAAGTTGCGCCAGTTCGCCGTTGATCGGCCGGCGCGTTCAATGAACTCGACGCGCGAGATGGGAGTGAGCCACTCCGGGGCGCCCGGCTCACGCCAGCCGTCCGGATCTAGCACGTAAACGCCGAGGACGACTTGCCACTGCTCCGCGGTGAGGAGGCGCGCGCTCACGACTCGGACCCCAGGATCAGGTCAGCCAGGGCCAGAGCGTCGCTCACGCATGGACGCCAGTTGCCGGACTCGACTCCCTCGGCCTCCTTGCGCAGCACCTCGGCTACGGCGAGCGCGACGGGCGGCGACCAGAGGGCGAAGAACGCCGCGAGGGCGCCGTGGTAGTCGTAGGGCAGGGCAGCCACGGTCGAGTCGAAGTCCGGGTCAGCGATGTTGTAACAGACCAGCCAGCCGTCAATGTCGGGGTCGATCGTCGGGGCGGACTTCATGCCCTCGTTGAACAGCATCGGGTCGTCGCTCTTGGCGCGGTTCGCGGCCTCGCGGATCTTTTCGGCTGCTGCGCGCAACCTCTCGGCGGGGGTCATGCTGCCTTCCCTTCGTTAGCACGTCGGAGCTCTCGTGCCGTGTTCCACCCGGTGATCCGTTCCAGCTCGGACAGGGGGCGGCCAGTGGTGGTCCAGCGGCGGATGGCTTCGGCTCTCTCTGCTGGGTTCGCGGGGAGGCGTTCCCCGTCGAGGATCCGTTGCACCAGGACCTCGTCGACGTGGTCCTCGGCGACGACTGTGGGGGGCTCGGGGTCGTTGTCGATGTCGTCCCACGCCAGCGGCGGGGCGAAACCGCGGGCGGCAGCGGTGGCGCGGGCACGGGACGCCCCGCGGCCCTCAGGGCTGGTCAGGTGGAGACGGTTGTAGGCATCGACCACAGCAGTCGCGAGGGCAATGCGAACGAACTGGCGAACGTCGGCGGTTCGGATGGCCTTCTGGAGGGTCGACTCATGGACCCCGATCTCAGTGGCGAGCGCGCGCATCGACCAGCCGATCCTCATCAGTGCCTGGAGGCGACGGACCACGCCGACGGTGGTCCACAGGGTGTCGGTGGACGCCGCCGCAAGGATCCTGTCCCGGGTCCGGCGGTACACCCGAGCGTCAGGGCCCTTCATCGACAGTTTCGCCAACCTGTTCCGGTGTACGCCCGACGCGGCCTCGAGCGGCACCAGCGGGGTCGCGGCGATGATGTCGTAGGCAGCCTGGCCCAGCGTCACCATGCGGGGCCTTCCGGCGAGAGCGTCGAGCTCCTGCACCTTCCGGTCGCGTCGGGCAGCAGACTGGCACGAGTCGCAGGCGCGCTCCCCGTCCTTCCAGTGCTGGATGGCGCCGGCTTTCGAGCCGTGACGATGGTCGTTGGGGGTCATGCGTTCGCTCCTTCAGCGAGTCGCTCAGAGGCGCAGGCTGTGCATGCCCCAGAGGTGTTGAGGCGGATCCAGTCGTGGGTGGTGCAGAACCGTTGCTCGACAGCAGCGAGACGCTTCCCGGGCGCAGGTAGTGCGCGCCATGAGCCGAGGAACCATCCGACGTGCGCGACGTCCTCGGGCGCCTTGAGGGCGATCTCGACGAGCCGCTCGTCACCGTGGAGAGCGATGAGGTCCCGGATCTCTGCGACCTTGTCGGCAGGGGTGGCGTCGAAGCGGATGTGGCGGAGCTTGGTGTAGCGGTGCATGGTGGCCTGGAGGCCGGCGAGCATCGGGTCCAAGGTCAGCGGCGGCATTGCTGCTGCTGTTCTTCTCTCCTCTTCTCTGCTCTGTTCTGTGACTAACGCGTTAGTCACGCCGTCACTAACGCCGTGACGACGATGCTTGGTCTGGCGTTTCCGGCCGGACTCCCTAGTGGCCTCCATCTGCTCTCGGGTCCTCTGGTGGCGTGACCACGAGGCGAACCGCCACCCCTCGGGCACGACTTCCCATAGGCCCTCGCGAACCAGTGCAGCCGCCCGGGACGGGCCACGCTGGGGGCACAGGCGGGGCAGGATCTCGCGCTCGACCAGGCCGTCGTTCTCCTGGTCGCCGCAGTACGCCATGGCCCGCACGAACAGGACCTCGGCTGCCTCGCCGGCGCGGACGATCGCGACGTCGAGGTAGTAGGTGCTGTCGAGCTTCACCCACTCCATCAGGCGTTCACCTCCAGGTGGCTCAGGAGGTCGCCGTCACGGTTGACCCATGCGACCTCGGTCCGACCAGCGCGGGAGTTGCCCTGCCCTGTCCAGGTCGCGTACTCGTAGCGGATCCAGTCGCCGTAGAGCGCGTCGTACAGCGGCGACGGATAGCCGGACAGCACCACTGCCGCCTCACACGCGTGGAGAGCGGCAGCGAGGTCCTCGTGGTCCTTGTCTGCTCGCATATCGACTGCATAGCCGTCGGATGATCCGGTGCGCGTGCTTCCCAGGTAGGGCGGGTCGACGTAGAGCAGCATCGACGGATCACGTCCGTAGTCGCGGATCACGTCGAGCGCGGGACGGGACTCAAGCGAGACACTACGGAGCCTCGTGGCCACGGCCGCGAACCGGCCGACGTACTGATCGAGACGCCGAGCCATACCGGAACCGGTCCCAGAAACGGTCGTGTGATAGCGCCACCCAGTCTTCCGCAGCTGTCCCGCTCGGCCTTGCGCGAGACGAGTCCACACGCGCCTGGCGTGCTCGAGCTCGTCATACGGGTCGGGCCGCAACGGGAGGGTGTCGGCGTGTTCACGTCGCGAGTGCGGCGTCAGTGCGCATGCCCGCTCCAGGTCGTCGGGCCGATCACGGAGGACCCGCCAGAACGTGATCAGGTCCTCGTCAAGGTCGTTGACCGTCTCAATCTTGACGGGCGGCTTCCGCGCCAGTACCGACAAGGACCCGGCGTAGGGCTCGCAGTATCCGGAGTGTGCCGGCATGAGCCCGATCAGCCAGTCAGCGCACCGGTGCTTGGATCCGTAGTAGCCCATGATCGCGCCCTGCACTGGAGCTACAGCCATCGACTCCATCAGGCGCACACCGCCTCGAGGACGTAGGTGACACCCAGGCCGGCCAGGTCCGGGCGCCGCTCCAGGAGCTCGGCCAGACGCTGCGCGAGGTCCGCGGGCGGACGGCGGCCGACCAGCCGGGCAGCCTTCTCGACGTACTCGTCGAACGTGTTCGTCATCGCCACACCCACCAGCGCGGGAGGGCGTAGACCGCCATGGATCCGTCGGCCTGCCTGCCGTCGCTGAGGACGGGCTGGTCGACCCACTTGCCGTTGAACTTGATCCGGCTGTTGAGGCCGCCCGGGCACTCGTCGTTGAGGTGGTTGACGTGCTCCTGGACGGCGGCCATCAGGGCCGCGTTCCCGCCACCGTGGTCGGAGATCCCGCGGGGGTGCAGGTCGATCTGCCAGTTCTGGCAGCTCATGCACACCAGGACCGCGTCCCGGGCCGCCGGCGGCCGCGGCGGGGGAGCCGCGGGCGCTGCGGGCGGGGCCGTGGAGACCTTGCACCACGCCACCACCAACACCGCGGACGGGGACGCCAGCAGCTCCCGCATCTCCTGCTCGTAGGCGGCGTGCGCAGGTGACGCCACACCGGACCGGGTGTCGTCCAGGACGTGGAGGGCCTCGTCGCCGGTGTGGTGGGTCCACCAGATCCCCGACGCCCGCAGATGCGAGGTCTGCCGGATCAACGCGTCATGGGTCTCCTTCCTGGCATGCTCCATCGACGCCTCGTCAGACCCGTCGAACACGATCCCCGGGACCAGAGCCAGGGTCTCGCCCGGACCCAGCTCCACACGGTCGCCGCTCATCGGGACCGCCTCGCTCGAACACGGGCCTTCCCAGGCAACGACCGATCACGCGACCCAACGACACGGGCCGCCTCACGGCGCTCCGAACGCGCGATCAGCCACTTCGCCAGCTCCTGGCCAGCGAACACCAGCAAGATCCCGCCGCACACGATCATCAAGACCACGAGCGGCAGATAGGCGAGACGCTCAGCCACGGCGCACCTCCCCGTCGAGCCAGGCCGGGACCACTGGGAAGAGGCGGCCCTTGATGATCGCGAGGGCTACCGGGCGGTCCTCGAAGTCGCGCCAGTCGGCCGGGTCGATGCCGACGTCGAGGGCCTTCGACCACTCGCAGTCACGCAGGTCGATGCCACTGTCCAGGCAGCGCTGGGAGTGCAGGACATAGACGACCTGATCACTCGACACGGCCCGCCCCAAGTGCTGAGCCCGGTGTCGGCTAGCCCCGACGATCGCTTCGATCTCCTCGGCAGGCACAAGATCAGCCACGGGACACCTCCTGGGGGTACTCGTCCCAGGTGCGGCCGTCGAGCTCACGCCCAGCGGCCCTCTTCGACGCCGGAACCATGGGGAACCTGACGCCGCCTCGAACGATCGATCCGACGGCTGATGGCCGGTGAGAACCCCACTGCTTGAACAGGAACGGGATGCCGGCGGCGACGCACTGGTCGCGGAGCGTCCGAGCCCAGTCGGGGTGCATGGGTCGGGCACCGGGGCCGGACTCGCCTCCGGCCACGATCCAGCGGACCTCGGGTTGAGCGATGCACTCGCATCCAAGGCTGTGCTGTCCGGCGCCCTCCATGAGCGGGACGCGACAGGTGCAGTCACGCTCTGGGTCGAGGTAGCGCGAAAGATCCACCGGCCCCAACAGCGGCTCGCAGGAGAGCCAGCGGACGGAGGCCGGGGTGTCGAGGAGTGCGGGGATGCGGAGGTCGGCGCGCTGCTGGTCCTCGACAGACACCCCGAGCCACACGTTCGGCAGCGGCCATCGCGCGGCCTCATCGCCATGACCGTCGAGGGGACGCAGGGTGACGTGTCCACGTACTTTCCGCGAGACCGAGGCGTGGAAGTCGGGCGACGCCAGGAGCGACCGCATCCGCCCGTGGCGCTTCGTGAGGATCTGGAAGGTGTGCCGCGGGGCGAGGGCCATCACGGCCCAGACGCGGGCGATGAACTCGTCGGGGACGTCCTTGTGGAACAGGTCGGACTGGGCGTTGACGAAGATCCGCCGAGGCCTGGTCCACGACAGGGGCAGCTCGAGGCGGTCCTCGACGAGGTTGACCTGGCCGGTCCACTCGCCGTCGGCCTCTGTGCCGGCGTAGGCCGCGGCGATCTTCGGGTTGGGGTTGGCCTGCATGCGGTGCGCGGTTCGGATCGCGTAGCAGTGGTCACAGCCCGGGGAGACCTTGTCGCAGCCGATCACCACGTTCCAGGTGGCGTCGGTCCACTCGATCTTGCTGCCATCAGCCACGAGGACGCACCTCCCTCATCGTGTGGCCCGGGTTCGGCTCGCAGTCGGGGCAGTAGTCGCGCGTACCGCGGGATAACCAGCGGCGCCAGCCGGCGGCGTAGGCCTCACGCATGAACGCATAGCGGTCCTCGCCCCACCGGGAGGACGGCTTCGGAAGGCGTCGTTCCGTGCGGCACTTGTCGCACACGATCCCCACGAACAGGTGAAGCTCCATGTCAGCCACGGGACACCGCCTCGCGGATCCGTCGTGCGGCGTCCTCGTGGACCTGTGCGGCCTTCTCCATCACCGCGGCGTTCTCCGGGCCAACGCCAGGGAACCGCCGGGCCTTCTCGGCCTTGGTGTCGTGCCAGTCCGCCAGGTCTCGAAGCGCATCGAACTCGGTGTCGTGGTCCTCGACCATGAAGATCCACTTCAGTCGGTAGCGCGCTGGGGCGTAGTGGTCGATGACGATCTGTCGGGGCTCGAAGGTGAACTGGACGAACTCGTGGGGTCCGCCGTTACGCGAGTCGGCCTGGGTGGCGGCGCTGTTGTGCACGCCCATCGACCATCCGCCGGTGCTCCAGGACAGGGACGCCAGCCCGGGAAGCCGGTCCTCGAGCACCACGGCCGCGACGACGACCCCGCCGGACAGCAGCATCTGCGAGTCGGGCAGGGGCGTGTGTGGGCCGGGCTCGAACGGGAGGTTGAGGTCGGCCATCAGGCACCGACCTTGAGGGCGGTGACGGTGCCGTCCGGGTCGACCCACACGAACTCGCCGGCGGGCCCGACGGGGAGGTGCCTGCGGCAGCTGACGCAGTAGGTGGCCCCGTAGAAGCCTGGCTTGGTGGCGTAGGTCTCGGCGATCGCGCGGCCCATCGTGGTGCGGGTCCCGCAGGCCGTATGTAAGTACGTAAGCCGGAGAGGGCGGACGAAGCCGCGGGCGCGCTCCTCGTCGGAGAGCACCAGGTAGACCTCGGCCTGGTCGACGGGCTCGGTGTCGGGTCCGTGGGTCAGGCGCGGGTCGTTTCGGTCGGACGTGGTGCCCATCAGTCCTTCTCGGGGTGGGTGTGAAGTAGGTGGTGGGGTTTGCCGCTACAGCGCGTGCTGTAGATCGGCATCATGTAGATGTAGGTGTAGCCGGGCTTGACCTGCTTGGAGGTGACTTCGCCCTGGAGGTCGTCGCCACATGAGGTCAGCGAGAGCGCCAACATGCCGGCAAGCGCGGCGGCAGCGATCCGAGGCCGTCTCATGACGCCACCGGTCCCTGCATGTGGACGATCTCCCACGTGGTGGCCAGGCCTCCACCGTTGACGGCACGCCCGAGAGCACCGGACTCGATCAGGGCAGCGGTGTCGACCACGACGTCAGCAGCGGCACAGTCAGCCACGAGGTGATCCCAGGCCGCTTCGAGGGTGGAGGCGCTCATGACTTCGCCCCCAGGATCTTCACGGCGCGCTTGTCGAGGTCGTTGGCGAGAACGCGACAGTCGGCAGCCGCACCGGCGCACCCGAAGTCAGCGAGGAGGACCGCGGTGTTCCTCGCTTCGGTGGCCTGTCCGAACATGTGGGCGGCCTCGGAGATCCGCCCCAGGCGCACCGGGTCGAGCAGTGCGGCGGCCTCAGCGGTCAGCTGCTCGGCATGCGCGAGACGTTCCCGATCGGCCCGATCCTGTTCGAGGGTGGTGGTCAGGTCGTCGATGCTCACGGGGTGCTCCCGTCGGTGATCCAGGCCGCCGGAGAGTCCTGGGTGCTGGTGGTGATGGCGAGCGCGGCGGTAGCGCGCTGCAGGGTATGGATGCGGCGGTGTGCAGCGGCGAGCTCCTCACGGAGGTGGCGCCGCTGCTCCAGGAGCCACGCGAAGATCGTGAAGATGACGGCGGCAGCGATGTGGGCGCGGAACTCCCAGGTCGCCACACCCACGTCGTGCAATGCGTTCCCGATGTCGGAGAGCACGGATAGACTTCCCTTCTAGTCGTTGTGGGGTCCCGTCGGTTTGCCTGCCAGGGGCCCCGCTTCGCTTTCTCAGCCAGCCCGTCGGGCTGCCCGCTGGTTCATGAGCCGCTGCTCTGCTTCTCTCGCGGTCGCCTTCCTCGCTGCTTCACTGGTGGTCAACCCGGCTCTGACACGAGCAGCGGAGACACGGGTGAAGATGGGGCGCTCTTCGGGGGCCTGGAGGATGCCGGGGTAGCCGACAACCAGCAGAGAAGAGTGGAGGGTGGTGTAGTAGTCGTCCTCGGTGGCGGCTTCGTCCATGGTGATCGCGATGTCGTCGGGGGTCGTGTCGGCCAGGGCGGCGATGTGCTCGGCGCGGGTCCTCATGACGCGTCCCGGACATGCTCTGCGCGGAGCTCGTCGGCGTAGAGGCGGTCGTACTCGTCGCGGTGCAGGTCAGCCAGCCGCCACAGAGCGCGGGAGGAGGCGCGCGTTCCGGCCTTCTCGCGGGCATAGGAGTCAGGGTTCGAGGCGCGGCGCTCGGCGACGTAGAGCCGCGCTGCTTCGCGACATGGGGCACAGGTGCTTTCCTTCTCGCGAATGTGCCTCTGATATCCGGCGTAGGTTCCGTGGCGAGGATCGTCGGCCCTCATGACGCCTCCCCCAGTCGGGGCCCACCATCCGTCACTGCACGGGCAGTGACATGACCGACGTGGACGGCAGACCCCGACACCCCAGGAGCCTCGTGAACCACCAGGGGGAGGCTGTCCAGCGTGGGCCCTCCGACAGTGAGCACGACGGGGGCGGCGTGCTCAGAGCGGGACTCCCCACCCACGCTGGACATCTGGCCGAGCCCGATACAGACGGGCTCGGAGACCAAGGGCAGTTGTGCGACCGGAGCGTTCGCGACGCATGCGCACTGTGCGCCACCCAGCGTCACCCTCCGGTCGGCCGGATACCCAGCCGGCTCCTCCTTTTTGTGGGTAGTGGAGCCCTCGGCACGCATGTCTCGGGTCACGCGTACCGAGGGGGTAGATCCCCCAGTCGCTGCGTCTCGGTTGCCGACGACGGAGCTAGAGAATCCGTCGTCGACCGCAGCGACCGGGGAGAACAGGGAGAGGTCACGCAGTCCGCGGGACCTGTTGCGGCGGATCTGGGCCGCCTTCTCGAAGGCGTCGACCAGGCCGAGAGAGGTGGTCATCAGGACGCTTCCTCTCGACGCTCGTTGAGAACCCTTGCCACCTCGGCCGGCTCGTAGAGGTATGCGCCACGGGGGCCCGGAGCCTTCGCTGCCGAGGTGATCCGACCATCGGCCGCCATGCGGTTGAGGGTCCGAGGTGTCACCCCGAGCTGTTCGGCGGCTTCCTTGGTGGACAGCAAGTTCACGTGTCCAACGTAGGTCGCGAGCGGGGGGCTGTCAAGCGTTTCGGCGAAACTCATACCATCGCCTCCGCGATCTGCCGCAACACGTCGTCATCGAACCGCGCGTAGTGCTGGGCCGTCTGCAGCGACTCCCACCCGAACACCTGCGCCACGGCCAGCGGGTTCTTCGTCCTCGACAGCGCCAACGTCGCACCACGTTTCCGCAGATCGTGGTACGTGTGCCCGACGCCGCCTGCTTTCATCAGCCGGTTGATGCGTCGTTGCAGCGTGTCCCCCTGGTAGACGCGGCCCCCAGCGGTGACGACGTTCCCGGCCGCAAGCTCCGGTAGTAGCCAGTCCCACAGGACGGCGGAGATGGGCACCATGCGTTCCTTGACGCCCTTGCCGGTGACGTAGATGACGCGGGTTTCTTCGTCGATGGTGGACCAGTCGAGCGCGGCGGCTTCGGAGACACGTAGGCCGCCGTATGCGCCGAGTGCGATGGCGCGGCGTAGGTCGGGTGCGTCTTCGGTGAGTTCGCCTAGGAGGCGGTCGAGGTCGCTCTTGCCTGCTGGGCGTGGCTGTTTGACGGGGATTTTGGGGTAGTCGAGGCGGCGGGTGGGGTCGTCGGGGCGGTGGTCGAATCGGGTGGCCCACTTGTAGAACGATCGGAGGCAGGCGAGTTCGTTGCCGCGGGTGGCGGGTGCTTGTTCGTAGCGGGTTTCCCACCACGCTTCGATCGCGGCCACGTCAGCGGCGATGAGATCCCCGCAAGCTTGTTCAGCGGCCGTCAGAGTGATGCGGTATCGGGCGATGGTGTTGGGTGAGCGGCCACGGTCGCGGGCACACCATGCCAGGAAGTCATCGATCATGCTTCGTCTCCTAGTAGCCCGAAGAGGTCTGGTTCGTCGTTGGCCGCCGCTGTTTTGACGGCTTGCACGGGGTCTAGTCGGCGGTGGATGCGTTGGGTGATGAGGGGGAGGTAGTCGGCCTCACGTTCGATGGCGACGCACCGGAATCGTTCGAGGATGCAGGCTTCGACGGTGGTGCCGCTGCCAGCGAAGGGCTCGAGGACGACGCCGCCTGGTGGGGTGACGAGCCGGACGAGCCAGCGCATGAGGGACAAGGGTTTGACGGTGGGGTGTGCGATGCCGTCGACGCGGACTCGTTCGCTGCTGTCAGCCTTCGCGGTGTAGAAGAACCGCGACGCGCCGCCAACATCGTCGTACTCGAACCGCGACGCGCCGCCAACATCGTCGTACTCGGCGCCGGTTGCGGTCATGCCCCAGCCGTCGCCCGCGTCAGCTCCGCGCGGCTTGCCTACGCGCGACACACCTTCGCCGGATTGCTGGTCGAGCGCGGCGGCTTGCGTGTCGTCGAGCACCACATTCGCCGGCCAACGACCTGATGCGACACGCCCATCCGCAACGGGCATCCCGGCGGCGCTCATGTTCAGTGCCGCGCCGCCCGCCTTGTTCGCTGCCGCAGGGTTGTACCGCTCCTCGTCTCCGACCCGGCATCCGTCGATGTTGAGTGCCCCGGTCCCGTGCGCCAACACGTTCCCCGCGACCGTCCCAGCAAGCGGCTTCCGGGCGACCATGATCGGCTCGAACGCGGGCTTGAGTGCGGTGCCCCAGCCCTGCCAACGCTGGGCGTCGGGGGTGGCTGGGATGGTTTCGCGGATCACCTTCTCACCAAGCTTGAATCGCCCGGAGTCGACCTGTTCAGCCCACGAGCCACCCTTGACCTCGATCACGCGCTCACTGAGGATCTCCCGCGCCTCGAAGTTGTCGCCAGGCTTGCCCTTGCGCCCATTGAGCCGCCACACCTCGGCGTCCATGTCGTCACCGAACCTGAACAGCGCCTTGAGTGCCTGCCACTGGTCCCACGTCGGCAGACTCTTGCTGGTCGGGTTGGTCATCCACGCAGAGGAGGACCCGCCACCATTGCTGGCGTGGCCGAAGTGCTTGTTCACGGCGTCATGGCTAAGCCCAGCTTCCAGGCGTCGGGCGTTAAGCCACGACCGAATCGCATCGACCGGCCCATGGTCCTCGGTGCGCGCCCGGTCGATGGCCTTGGACACGTCAAGCGACTTCGGAAACCCAGACCCATATAGCCAGGCGATGGAGTCGCGGATCTCGAACCCGGCATCCTCGGCAGCGCACACGAGCCGGTGCCATGTGCGGGTGCCACCGAAGGCGAGCATGTGGCCGCCGGGCTTGAGGACGCGGAGACACTCGGCCGCGAACTCGGGGCCGGGCGGCAGGTCGTCCCACGCCTTGCCCATGAACCCCAAACCGTACGGCGGATCAGTCACCACGGCATCGATCGAGCGGTCGTCAAGCTCGCGGAGAACGTCGAGACAGTCGCCGTGGTACAGCGTGATTGTCGCGTCTTGGTAGTGAGGGTCCACGGGCTCAGTCTACACCCTCAGATCCGGTGAACTGTACTTATCGGACATCCCGGAACCGCTTGACAACCGCCCCCGCTAGTCCTACGTTGGACACATGGACGAGAAATCTACCGCAGAGAAAGACGGGGGCTGTTCGTGGCGGAGCTGACCGTGAGGAAGGATGCCGCGATCAGCGAGTGTGGGCGCTACCGCTACACGCTGCATCGTTGGTGGGGGGACGGCCCACGGTTGGCGTTCGTGATGCTCAACCCCAGTACCGCCGACGCGGAGTTGGACGATCCGACCATCCGTCGTTGTGTCGGGTTTGCTCGGCGCGACGGGTTCAGCGGCATCCGCGTGTTCAACCTCTACGCCTTCCGCGCGACCAAGCCTGCTGATCTATGGAAGGCCGACGAGCCGACAGGAGGCGACCTTAACGACGACCTTCTCCGCGAGGTCTGGCTACAAGCAAAGCACCAGCCAGTCATCGCAGCCTGGGGTGTGAATGCAAAGGTCGATCGCGTCGCGGAGGTCATGTCCTGGCGCGGCAGCGAGCACCTGTTTGCCCTCGGACTGACCAAGGACGGAGCACCCCGGCACCCGCTCTACCTGCGCGGCGACGCGACCCTGGTCCCGTTCGGCACCCTCCCCCTTCCGTCCGGTAAGTGACCTGCCCGCACAACCCATCTAGGAGAGAACAACCCGTGAACCGTATCGCCACCATCCTCGCCAGCCTCACACTGATCGCGGCACCCGCGCTCACCGCCACGCCCGCCTCTGCCACCACTGGCACGAACGGTCTCACCTGTTCCGATCCCGTCATCGGCCAGACCTACATCGACGGGCGCGGCCCCTACGCCCTCGTCACGGGCGGCTGCACGGCCGGCCCCGCTGACACCACCTGGCGGATGCGAGTCCGGTTCCAGGACGTCTTCGGCGGCTTCTACTACAAGTCCTACGGGTGGGCTGACTACCCCGGCACCAGTCGCGTCGTCTCGACGCGCTCGCTGGACACGGTCGTCTCGGTGACCTACCAGTGGGGTGATTCGGTGGTCCCGACGTCGCCCGCGAAAGTCGGGCACGCGCTCCCCCCGACTGGCCTGGTCCTGTCCCACGTCGAGGGCTCCAACGCGGCCGGCTGGTATGTCGAGGCGACCCGCTACCAGATCCCCGTGTTCCTGACGTTTCCGAAGCTCAGTGTCGTGAAGGCGCAGACCTGCGACGGCGACGCTCTGTGCATCAGCCTGTGGCGGAGCTTCTACGCGGACCTGGCTGCGTTCCGTGACGCCGAGCAGCCCGCCCCTGTTGCGCCGCTGGTGCTGCATCACCACAGCGGCCCCGTCGCGCGATGATCGAGGAGCTCTCCCCGCGAGACAAGTGCATCTTGGAGTTCGAGCGTCTCCACTGGAAGCATCGGGGAGCGAAGGACACGGCGATCCTGGTCCTGTTCGGACTGTCGTTCATCGCCTACGGGCAGATCTTGTGGTCGATCGTGGATAGGCCAGCAGCTGAGGAGTATGACCCCGAGCTCGTGCGCCGGCTCCGGCGTCTGCGAGACGCGCGGCGAGCCGACAGGCCCAGCAGGGCCATCGGGTTCCAGATCGCCTGAGAGGATCCACGTCATGACGATCACCGAGTTCATCGAGGCGCGGCTGGCTGAGGATGAGGCGTCGGCACGCAGGTTGCAGGGTGCGGTTGAGGCGTCCTCGGGCTCCTATGTCAGCCTTGGCCTCGACCACCCGGGGCTGGCGGCTGGCGACTGTCCTGGCTATCTAGGCGAGTACGACCCCGCCCGCGTGTTGGCCCAGGTCGCGGCGCTACGGGCCGTGGTGGCGCTGCATGAGTCGTGGCCCGTGCTCGTCGAGACGCCTCCCGTACTCGAGGAGACGGACGCTATGACCTACCGCATGACCAAGCAGATCGCGTGGGCCACCGAGAAGGCTTACCGAGAGCACTTCGGGGTCGAGCCGCCAGCCGCGCCGATGCTGCGCCACGTCGCCGCCATCTGGGCCGACCATCCCGACTACGGCCAGGAGTGGCGTCCCTGAGAACGACGAAGAGCCCCCCACCGGCCCGGAGGCGGTGGGGGGCTCTTCGCGTGTGGCGGGGTAGCGAGCTAGGGGTTGGGCGTCCAGGACGTCCACATGGTGGCGACGTCGGCCGGCGCCTTGGTGCGGTCGTGCTTCCACTGATTCGGCGGCCCCACGGGGCTGCCGGTGGTCTGCCGGTTCCAGTAGAGGCCGACAGAGAACCACATGCCGCGGGCGTTGCAGCCGTCGTAGATGTACTGGAGCTGGTCCCGGAAGTAGGCGGGGCGCTTGACCCAGTCCGTCGTTCCCTGGTAGTTCGCTGCCCCGGTGGTGGGGTTGGCGTGGTCGATCGGTGACCCGGTCTCCCACATCTGGAACTCGGGGACACCCCAGGCTTGGAACATGTCGAGGACGGGCGCGACGTACTGGGCGTAGGCGGTGAACTCGACGGGCGTCTTGGTGCGCCCGGGCGGGTACAGCGAGCAGGCCCCGAACTGCAGGTGTGGCGCGATGACGGCCCAGCGGGTCGCGGCGTCGCTCGAGGTGATGGTGTAGGTGGTGGCGTCGACCCCGACCCGTAGGTTGGGGAACTCGTCGGCCACCTGTCGCATGAGCTGGAACCCGGTCACGACCGAGGCTGGGATGGCGCCCGTGTACTCGTTGAAGATCTCGTTGCGCCACGCCCAGTAGATGACGGTTTGGGCGCGGGTCGGGTTGCTGTTCCAGGCGGTCATGAACGCCCGGAGCCCGGTGGCCATGGCGGTCGGGTTCGACGCCGGGTACTTCTGGTCGTCAGTCAGGCAGATGGCCTTCGGTTTGACGGTGGCGTTGGTCCAGGCGCCATTGGCGTTGGACTCGGAGTAGCAGCGGAGGACCGGCCACTTGCCCTCGTTGTAGTTTGGCTCCGGGCTGGCCGCGGTGGAGTAGTCCACGCCCAGCAGTGGAGGCACGACGGCGGGGGCGACCTCGAGGATCCCGCCCCCGCTGACCAGGTGCCCGGCCCCGTCACGCCCCGACCAGGCGTAGGTCAGGCTCATGCCGACGGCACGACTCCGGTGGCACGGCGGCTGGCGTTGTCGATCGACAACGGGACCCCGCCGAGGGTGAAGGTCTGCATGGTGAAGTTGTCCTGCACCTGGATCGAGCCGGAGAGGGTGACCTGGTTGCCCTGGGAGTCGACGCCGGCGCCCTGCCAGTCGAGGGTCCGGTTGTCGCCGTCAGAGACGGTCCAGGTGAACTCCACCAGGGATCCGGGCGCGAGCGGGCCGGCGGGCGGGGTGACGTTGACGGTGGGTGTGGCCATGGTGGAGCTCCTGTTCAGGGGATGACGTGCAGGATGTAGCACTGGGTGATCTCGGTGCCGACCTTGATCTTCACGACGTACTTGCCCAGCGCCTTCGCGGAGAAGTCGATCGCGCTGGTGGTCTTCGCCTCCCCGGTCCACTTGCCGGTGGTGGCGTTGTAGGTGGGGGTCGTGGACCAGGTCGAGGGAAGCCAAGTGTCGGCGTTGGTGTCGTCGTGCAGGCAGATCTCGACGGTCGCGGCGCTGATGTCGTAGGTGGCGGAGCCGGTGGCGTAGACGTTGGTGTTGGCGCCGTGGTCCATGTAGTCGGTCCGCATGTTCAGCCTCCGGTGAGTGATCGTCGAGGGCTGCCGCCCGCGAGAGAGTGAGAGCCCGCATCTCCATCCAGGGCCCGGGACGTGCCTCCGGCGAGCGCGTGAGTGCCGACGTCGCCGGCAAGGTCGCGGGTGGGGCTGCTGCCGCTGATGCGGTAGGAGGTGGGCGTGCCCGGGATGGTGCCGAGGGCGACCGCGGTGACGTCGAGGGTTGCCGTCGCTTGGCCGAGTGCACGGTCGACGCCGAGAGCTGACGCCGTGACGCCGATGACCGATGTGGCGGTACTAGCGACTCGGCGAACCCCGGCGATGGACGCGGTGACGGACAGGGTTGTGGCTGCTAGTCCGATGGAGCGGTCGGTGCCGACCGCCGTAGCGGTGACCGTGAGGCTGGATGATGCGGTGCCGACAGAGCGGTCGACGCCGGCGCCCACAGCGGTGACCGTGATGGTCGACGACGCGGACCCAGTGACGGGCGGCGCGGTGTTCGTGCCCGCCGCGGTTGCCGTAACGGACAGGGTTGCCGCTGCTGCGCCGACGACCCGGGGAGTTCCGGCCGACGTCGCGGCGAGGGTGAGTGTCGAGGATGCCTGCCCAACGCTGCGATCCACGCCGAGCGCTGAGGCGGTGACGGCGACACTGGATGATGCAGCACCGAGCGCGCGGTCGACGCCAGTAGCGGTCGCGGTGACGGTGAGGCTCGAGGTCGCTACGCCCGTGACGGGTGGCGCCGTGTTGGTGCCGGATGCCGTCGCGGTGACGGTGACCGTTGACGCGGCGGCCCCGTGGACGATGGGCCGCCCGTTCGCCGCGCTGGTGACGGTGAGGGGCGACGATGCTTGCCCGACGGCCCGGTCGATGCCGGCTGCCGTGGCTGTGACCGTGAGTGCGGCTGATGCTGCGCCGCGGGTTGTCGGCTTCCCGTTGGCGGTGGCCGTGACGACGAGGGGCGCGGACGCGGCACCGACGGCCCGGTCGACGCCTGCCGCTGTGGCGGTGACGGTGAGGGCGGCAGACGCGGTGCCGGTGACGGGCGGTGTCGCTGATGTCCCGGACGCGGTTGCCGTAACGGCCAGTGTCGACGTCGCAGCGCCGTGGACGATCGGCCGACCGTTGGCGGTAGCGCTGACTGCTAGCGACGATGACGCCGCGCCGTGGGTAGTCGGCTTGCCGTTCGCTGTCGCTGTGACGGTCAGCGCCGCCGACGCTGCACCTTCGACGGCTGCCGCGGTGGCGAGTAGTTCAGCCTCAGCCGCGCCGCCGAACCAGGCGAACGACATCGGTTACCCCACCTTGCGGATGGAGGCGTCGAACGCTCGGTCTGTCCCCGCGATCTTGGTGATGGTGAAGTCCCAGCCGTTGATGAGGATGAACGTTGGAGTCACGAAGATCTCGGACTGCACCCCGAGCAGCGACCACTGGGCGAACACCTTCTTCGTGCCGCCCGTGCCCTCGACCTTCTCGTAAGCCTTGACCACGAACTCGTCGGCCTTCGCCATGTTCCCGGCGTCGATCCACAACTGGTACACGCCATCGTCGGTGATGGTCTGCAACGTGGTCGTGCCCGACACGATCGACAACTCAGAGGACCCGACCGTCACGCCGTCAAGTTCGTAGGGCTCAGAGATGGCCACTGTTCCTCCTAGGAGACGGCGTAGATCAGGGCGTCTTGCGCGGTGTCGTTGGCGCTACCGTTCGACGCGAGGATGGTGAGGCGTGTTCCGGACGGGACGTTGCGCCACTCACCCCACGTCGGCCACGGCCCGGACTGCATCTCAGATGCGTTCTTGCTGAACCACCACGTCTGGTCGGACGCTTCCTCGGTTGCCGCCCCGAACCCGATGGCGACGTTGACGAAGGTCGCGTTCGCGATCGTGGTGTCTGTCGACACCTGGAACCCGGGGATGAAGTAGAAGTGGTCCTCTGAGGTTGATGCCGTGATCTGTGTCGCCGTCCGGGCGGCACCCGACGCGCCGGGCGTGACCGCGACGCCACGGCTGTTGTCGATCTTCGTGCCGTAGGTCGTGACCTTCCGGCCAGTGCGGAACGGCGGCACACCCCACTTGTAGAGGTTGACGAGCACGCGCGGCTCACTGGTCTGCGCGGCCCCAGCGCTGATCTGTGCCGCGATCCTTACGCCGGACGGGATGGACAGCGGGAACCAGTATCCGCGGCCCACGTTGCCGTAGTAGGAGCCACCCACGAGCAGCGACTTGATCAGCACGTCATCCGTGGCGCCGCCGATGAGGATGTCGAGCGACATCTGACCGACGAGCGCTGACGGGTTGAGGACGTTGCTCACCATGATCTCGATGGCGTCGGCGCCGTAGAGGTTGTTCGCCGCCGAGATGACCTCGGTCACGGTGCCGTAGGTGTTGACAGATGCACCGTCAGGAACCGACGTGCCAGGGGTGGATGTGCCGACGGTGCCCGAGTTGGACACCACCTTCATTCCGCCCACGCTGGGCACCCATAGGGCCATGACTCAGGCTGCGGTCGACAGGGACACGTCGAGGTCGCCGATCGGGATGGTGAACTCGTCGCCCACCGTGACAGCGTTCGCGGTCATCGTCCCCGACAGCAGGAAGTTGCCCGCCGACGACGCGTCGAAGATCGACCAGTGGGTGTAGTCCTCGCTGGTGTCGACCTCACCTGTGGTCCAGGTGATCGCGGCGGTGTTCGTGATCGCCCCAGACGCGGCGGTCCCCATCGCGGCCGACAGATCCTTGCGGGTCGCGTTGCCCGCCACGTTCGCGGTGCCGGCCGAACCGGGGTCGCCGGTGTGGAGCTGGATCCACGGTACCGACGGCGCGGTCGCCATCGCGGAGGCGTTGAACAGCCACTCGAGGAAGTCGTTGGAGACGGTCGCGGAAAGTCCGAGTGCCATGGTGTTACTCCTGGGTGTTGTCGGCGAAGTCGCCGGGGGTGGCGGGTGAGGTGTTCTGGGCGCGCTGGGTGATGCCGAACGCGGCACCCTCGAAGACGATGAGGCCGAGCCACTGGACGGTCGTCACGTCGCCGAAGCCGCCGTCCGCGGGCAGGACGCCGATCAGGTAGGCCGCGCCGGTCACGGCGACCGACGCGGCGGCAAGGGCGTACTTCTTGAGGTTCATGGGTGCCTCACTTCTGGGGGAGGGTGTTGTCGAGCCAGTCCTGGATCTCCGGGATGGCGTCGTGGACGCGCTTGCGCTGCGCTGGTGTGGCCTCGAGGAGGTCGAGCGCCTGGCCGATGAGCTCGCGGGCCCGCTCGACCCGGGTCGGGGTCGGTTGGGGGTCCTTGCCGCCACGGTTGAGCCAGCCAGTGATCTCGTCGCTCTTGAACTGCTTGATCCGGTCCGGGCCCGGGCAGGTCTTCCCCGCGGCCGGCGTCCAGGGGCCGGGGGCGCCGAACATGATGTGGTAGCCCCAGCCGTCGCCGTCCCAGGTCTTGATGACCTCGAGGGGAACGTCAGCCTCGGCGTTGGCCCAGAGCATGATGTTCTTCATCGTGGCGATCTGCGCGTCGGTCCACTCGCCGGCACCCATGCCCTGGGTCTCGATCGAGATCAGCCCGCAGGTCTCCCCACCGCGGTTGAAGCTGTTGCCCTTGTAGTTGGCGTCGGCCTCGAAGTAGATCGAGCGGTACTGCTCGAACTTGCCGTCGCGGCGGACGTAGAAGTGGGACTCGACCCCACCGGACGGCCCGTTGAAGTAGGGATAGAGCGACTCCGCCTCAGACACGGCGACGTGAAGGACGCCGCCCACGGGCTTGATGCCGGGGTCGTTGGCTCCGGGCGGGATGTTCTTGACGATCGCTCCGGGCATGAACCCCTTGGGTGTGGGCACGGGTCCGCTCCTCTTCACATCGGCGGCCACGGCGTCGTGGTCGGTGTTCAGGCCGCCGAGGAGGCGGCGACTGCCTTTCCAGTCCGACCCGATGTAGATCAACTGGTGGCCGTGCAGGTCATTGGTGACCACGCCCAGGTCGATGCCCTGGTCGGTGATGGGTGCGAGGCGCTCACGGTCGGGAGTGTTGAGGTCGCCCATCGGGTGCCGGACCGCCAGCGGGTTCTCGGTGCGGACCGCCTCGAGCTTCGCGGCGAGGGCGTCGACCTGCTGTGAGTGGAGTCGGCCGCGCTTGGTGTTCAGTCCGGGCTGGGGGGCGAGGTGAGCGTTGATGACGAAGTGGACGTCACCGGTCAGCGGGTCGTGGAGCAGCACCCAGGGGGCGTCCTTCTTTCGGAGCACGGTCGGGCCTGCACCCCCCGGACCGACGTTCGTCGCGTCGGACAGGTGGTGCTTGCCCTTCGCGAGGAGCTCCCAGTCCGAGCGCCACGCGATCGGGTCGGGGATTGACGCCCACATCGTCATCCCTGCGCGCTTGAACCCACGGCGCAGGAGCAGCGCCCGGGCCATACCGCCGATCTCGCACAGCGTCACCACGTCCGGCTCCGACGCGAGGAGGGTCTGCTGGTCGGCGCGGGTCTTCGCCGCCGACATCTTCGCCTTGAAGTTCGCGGCGATCAGGCGCATCAGACGATCACGACCGTCATCTCGCGGCGCACCGTGTCGCCATTCAGCGTGCCCTGGTAGAACATGTGCGCGGGCTCGTCGCCGAACTCCTTCAGGTCGAGATTGTCCTCGACGTTGAACAGGCGCCCCATGTTCACCATCCGCTCGATGGCCTCGATGCGGACTTGGGGGATGTCGGGCTGGGTGTAGGTGTTGACCTGGGCGCCGTTGACGAACACGACGACCCGGACCTTCCAGCGTGCCTTGTCGGCGTCAAGCACCATCAGCGTGCCTCCACTCGGTTGCGAACGACGTCAGCGCCAGCAGGGGCGCGATCAGGGGGGCCGTCTTGTCGGGGTCCACCGGCTTCTCCCCGACCTGGCGCAGGCGGGCGTTCGCCTCAGCGAGCGCGCGCTCCTTCTTCGACAGCTCAGCCTTGGCGTGAGCGGCCTCGGTCTTCGCCTTCGTCGCCTCGACGCGGACCGCCTCGACCTTCTTGTCGGCGCGCGCCACCACGGCGGCCGCGTAGGTCGAGAACAGCGCCAGCGACAGCATCACCAGCAGCGACGCCACCCACACGGGGATCCGGGCCAGGCGTTGGTTCACAGCTCTCATCACTTGTCGTCCTCAGACAGATGCGCTTCGATCTCGGACCGGAGAGCAGCAGGGACCTGGTCCCACAGACCCATCGCCTGGAGCCAGTCGACGAGCCTGCTCAGCAGACGCTGAGGCAGACCCGCGTCACCCCTCGCTCTCACCAGCAGCGCCCACGCGCCGATGATCCCCGAGATACCGCCCATCAGGGCGACCAGCACGCCTTGAACGCCGTTCACTCATCCCCCTCACCGCTTCCGGTTCCGCATGCGCTGCAGCCTCGCCAGCGCTTGAGCCGTGTCCCGCGGGTAGGTGTCCAGCTCCAGATTGGAGGTGTTGGTGGAGTCCGCGTACTGCATCGCCCAGATCCGGAACACGGTCTGTCCGTCGTTGCTGGAGGCGTTGAGGGCGTCAGGGTAGGACTCGACGCCGCGGACCCGGATCAGCTCAGCGGGCTCGATCTCGAACGGGTCGACCATGCGGCCCGTGTAGAGGTCACGGATCGGGCGCGCCACATTCAGGACGCCGCCGTTCGGGGGGTACTTGTGGGCGGCAAGGAAGTTGTCGCCGATGCGCTGGGCATTGCTGAGCGAGCCGAGCTCGTTGCTGACATCGACGACGGCCTGGCGAGTGAGGCCGGCGTCGTCGAGGATCGGGCACGTCCCGGTTCGGGTTGTCGATCGGGAGCGTCCGCGGCGGTCATACCACCTGACGAGCACCTTGTTGTAGAGCTCGGTCGTGGTCGTCGGGAAGTTCCCGCCATCCTCCATGGTCGCCTCGTAGCGGACCGTGGTCGGCCACAGCGTCCACGCGAACTGGTAGCCGCTGCCGGTGATGCCTGACGGTCCGGACGTCCAGAACTGGGCGGGCTCCAGTGCCATCAGGTCATCCAAGACCTCGCGGGCGCTGATGCCGTCCGGGTACACCATCTGGTCGATCTGCTGCACGCCAGAGGTGTCGATGCTCGCGTTCGCCGCGTCGAACTGGGGTAGCCAGCCGGCACCCAGCAGGTGCCGGACAACCCAGTCGGCCTCAACATAGTCGGTGTTGCACGACTGGTCGGAGCCGTCCACTTCGGACAAGATCGACCGCACGATCACGTTGCTGAACGAACCCCAATACTTGTCGTTGGCTGGGGTCACGCCAGCGCCCGAGTAGTAGGCCTCAAGGTCCAGCTGGTTGCGGCCGGTCGTGAAGTCTGTGGAGTAGACGGCCGCGTGCGAGCCGCCCGCCGTGTTCCAGTTCGACGACTTGGCCGCGGAGCCATCCGGGGTCTGGTCGAGCACGCCGAGGATGCGCGCCTTGAAGTCCGAGTTCGTCTGCCCGGCGTCCCAGTCGTAGGAGATCCGACCCAGTCGCTGACCCGCGTCCCAGATCCGCTCGTACCGCCAGGCGAGCGCGTCGCCGGTGTCGATCGCCTTGCCCTGGCTGAACTGCATCACGATCGCGTCGGTGTTGTCGGTGTTCGGCTTCGTGGACGAGCCGACGTCGCCGCCCGCGTTGTTCGCGCGCTTCACTCGGCGCCAGCCGTCGCCAATGGACTGGTCGATCACCACCAGAGGCGCGTTGAAGTCCGCCGCCGTCGCCGCAGGGCCGAGCGCGGTCACCCCCCACCTTTGCCCGTCGGGCCCAGCCGTGCGCCCCTGGTCGGTGACGCGCCCCTCGGCGATGACCTTCGCGGAACGCCCGTCGGAGATCACCACGTCATCGAGGGCGGTCACAGCAAGCGACGACAGCGGCGACGAGAGCGCGAAGGAGATGTTCGCAACCCCCCCGACGGCCTCCTTGCGGAACGACAGACCTTCAGCCTTCGCCGTCACATGCTTGCCGCCGATCGCGACGGCCAGAGGCACGTTGAGGGTCATGTCGTCGCCGGCCTGGCGTGCAGGTACTGCGGGTAGTAGTAGAGCGTGAGGGTCCCGCTGCCGGAGCCGTACTCGGCGAACGGGGGCGAGGCGGCGATGTTGGAGACGTAGCGCATGTAGAAGAACCGGTTCGCCGACCCGGGCTTGATCTTCGGGATCGACCCGTTGAAGTTGACCCAGCCGGGCAGCACCGGGGTTGCGGTCGAAAAGATCGACGTCGAGGACACGATCTGGACCACGTCGCCGATGCCGTCGAACAGCAGGGGGCTGGACGTCGGGTAGGTGCCACCTGAGGGCATCGACCCGGCGGGCAGGAACAGGGACGCCGACATGGCCAGCGCCTCGTCGGCGGGCACCAGGTAGAGGAAGTCCCACCGGATCGTCTTCGTGGCCGTCGTCGACGTGCACCCTGCGAGGAGCTCCACGTAGGGCGCCATCGTCAGCGACGTCGACACCGGCCGTGTGAACTCCACGATCCCGAAGTCCCACAGGAACTTCTGCGTCCCGGACGGGTCAACGGTCTCGGCGAACGTCGTCTCGGCGTCGAAGCTGGCGTACCCGCCGGACCCGTACTTCGCGGCAGCATAGAACGTGGCGGAGGACGTGGTGGCGGTGATCGTCACCCCGACCATCAGCCGGTAGCGACCGTTCATCGCCGCCGCGGTCGTTCCGGTCGGCGACCACTTCAACACCGTCAGCGCAGCAGAGGAGGCCGTCGAGGTGAACGTGGTCAGCGCGTCCGAGGACGACACCGCCGTGTCGGTCCCCATCGTCAGGGTGCTGCACTGCACGATCGTCGGCTGGTCGGTCGCCGAGCGGGTCGACCGTGCCAGCAGGTGCCGCACGTAGGCGTTCGCGCTGGTGAACGTCCCCCCTGAGGTGGGGGCGGAGTCCACCAGGATGATCGGCGCCTCCACGTCGCCCTTGATGCTGGCCGACGCCACGTCGAAGTAGCCGGTCGCCGTGTCGACCGTGCCGGCGCTGATCGTCTCCAGGAGCCCCGAACCGAAGGGGTCGGCGGGGATCTCGAGGACCACGTAGTAGACGGCGCGCGCTGCCGGCTGGTCGATGATCTGGACCGGCGAGGTCCGCCACGTCTTGTAGAACACCGGGGCCGTCGCCGTGTCGGGCTGCCACTTCAGATAGTTGGTCTCGCGGTCGAGTTCGCGGTGCAGGTTCTGCAGGGCGGTCGCGGCGGCGTCCTGGGTGGCGACGTTGAGGATCAGCTCGAGGTGAATGCTGCGGTAACCGTACTGCGAGGACGACTGGTAGCCGCCGTCGGTCATCGCGTTCGACGAGATCGAGGAGTGGATCTGGGGCGGGTCGGCCAGGATCGCGGCCCGTAGGGTGAACGTGGTGCCGTCGTTGAGGTCCAGACGTGTCGTGGGTGACGCGCTGATCGAGTCCACGAACCGGACGACGTCGTTGGCCATGGGTCAGTACCTGCTGCTTCCACCGGTGTAGAGGAACGCCTTCTGGGCGGGGTCGGCGCCGGTGATGCGGATCTCGAGGCCGTCGAGGTCGGCGCGCGACATGCCACGGCGACCACTGGCCCGGCCGCTCGTGCTGGTGTTGAACCGGCCCGGCTCGCCACCCCTCGACGATGTGCGCGGAGACACCCCGCTGGGCATGTTGTCGTCGTCTCGGCCGCGCGTCGGGCCCACACCAGAGGTGTGCAGGGACCGATATTCGGTGGTGATCGTGACCGTCTTGTCCCGGTACTGCTGCTGGACGGCGATGAGCCGGCGGATGTCGGCGATCGACTTGTCGATCCCCGCCGCCTTGAACAGTGACTGCACCTGCTTCGGGGTGAGGTCGTACTGCGCGATCAACGCCTTCACGTCGGCCGCCGACTTCGGGATCCCGTCGGTCTTCAGTTCGGTGACGACGGCCTTCGGCATCCCCTTGTAGAGCTTGTTCAGCGACTCGACCGCCGCGGCCTTGTCCCTCACGGCCTTCTGCGTCTTCCGCAGTCCGCCGATCTCGGAGTCGACCAGGTCGGCGCTCTTCTTCAGTTGGTTGTTCCGCTCGGTCAGCGCGCCATTCTCCTTGTGGAGGGCGTCGATCTTCTCGAGGTCCGCGATGGTCTGGGTCTCGGTGTTGGAGTTGAGCTGCTCGATCTGGGCGTTGTTGGCTTCGATCTGCGCGGTGTTCTTCCGGATCTCCGCCGTCGCGGAGGCCTGGATAGCCTGGACCTGGTGGAGGGCATCGCCGTGGCCGAGGACGGCGTCGACGGCGGTACGCGACGAGACCCCATACTGGTTCAGGGTCTTCAGTGCGCCCGAGCGCGTGAGGTCGTCGTAGATCTGCGCGCGGGTCGCCCGGGTGGTCGAGCCGGTCACCTGGTCCAGCGACGCGGCGAGACCCTCGAAGTCGGGCTGCGCCTGCTTCGCCGCGTCGGCGGCACTCTTCGTGCTCCCAGCGAGGCCGAGCAGCAGGCCCGCGCCGGCGCCGATCGCCGCCCCCCAGGGACCGCCAGCCGCGAACCCGGTTAGCGCGCCGCCGGCGGCCGACTCCAGACTGCCCAGTTTCGTGTCGGTCTCCTGCGCCCCATGGGCGAGGAGCAGCATCCCGCCGACCCCGCCGGCCTGCCGGGCGACACCGCCGAGCTTCGACATGGTTCCCGACAGGGCGGTGCCGCGAGTGTTGACGTCGGTGAGCTCCAGCGCCAGCACGCGAGCGTAGGTGGAGCCGTTCCGCATCGCCGAGGCGGCGCCGCCGATCGCGGATGACACGCGGGGGAAGATCGCCGCCGCGAGGCCGGCCTCGAGGACCAGCGACTTCACGGGCCCAGGAAGATCCATGAAGAACCCTGCGGCGTCGGCAGCGGCGCCGCCGGCGAGCTTCAGGACGTCGACCAGGGGCGCCGCGGCGTGGACCAGGTTGCCGGTGAGGTCGATCGCGTCGTCCATGGCTGGGCCGAGGTTGTCGGCCAGTCCGTTCGCGACGTCCTGGACGGCCGGGGCGAGGGCCTTCCCGAGCTTGATCTGGGCAGTCTCGATCGACCCGGACAGCTGCTCAAGGGCGCCCTTGGTGCCGGACATGCGGGCGTCGGCCATCTTCGCGGCCTGCCCGGTCTCGTCGACAGCGCCCTTGTACTTCTTCCAGCCGTCGACGCCCTGCTCGATGAGGACGTTCGCGGCCCGCATGCCCTCGACGCCGAAGATCTTCTTCAGGTCGTTGTTCCGCTGCGACGTCGAGAGGCCCTGGAAGGTGTCCTGGAGCTGCTTGACGACGTCGACCATGGGGAGGAGGTTGCCCTTGGCGTCAGTGAAGGACAGGCCGAGCTGGTCGGCGGTCTTCGCGGCCTTGTCGGTACCCAGGGTGAGGCCGAGGAGCATCCGGTTCAGCGCGGAGCCGGCGGTGGTGGAGCTGATGCCGGAGTCGGTTAGGGCGGCCAGCGCGGTGACCGTGTCGGACAGGCCGTAGCCGGACGACTTCGCGGTGGTGCCGACGTACTTCAGGGCGTCCGCGAGATCCTGAACCCCAGCCGTTGACGCCAGAGACCCGCCGGCGAGCATGTCGACGGCCTTGTTGGCCGAGTCGGCGCCGAGGCCGAAGGTCTTCAGGGTCCGCGCGACGATGGTCGCGGAGTCCCCGAGCGCAATCCCTTCGGTGGCCGCGAGGTTCAGGGTCGACTTCAGTGCGCCGGCCTTGATCTGCGCCGCCGTCATGCCGCCCTTGGAGAGCTCCAGCATCGCCTGGGCGGCCTCGTTGGCGGAGTAGACCGTGTCCTGCCCGAGCTGCATCGCCATGTCGGACAGCGACCCGAGGGCCTTCTCCCCGATCTTGGCGTTCACCTGGACCGACGCCATCGACTGGGAGAACTCAGCCTCCGCCATCACGGAGTCCTTGCCGAACTGCACCAGCCCCGCGGCGCCCAGTCCGACCCCCAGCGCCCCGGCCGCGCGGCCGATCTTGGAGAACGTCGACGACGCCCGGTCGCGGGCGATGATGTCGTAGGCAAGTGTGCTGGTCGACGAAGTCACGTCACCCTCCCTTGGTCATGTGGCCGATCACGGCCTCGAAGAACTCGAACTCGCTCGCGGTCAGCTCGTCGACCTGGCGGGGAGTCCAGCCGAACCTCACCGCGAACGCCGGCAGCATCAGCCGCCGGCGGTACGTCATGCTTTTGGGTCCTCCGCAACCTCGGCAGGGGCCTCGTCGCCGTCGGTGAACCCGAGCGCCGTGAGCGCCGACCGCTGCTCGTCGGTCAGGCCCGGGCGGTTCAGCATGTTGCGGACGAACGCTGCGCGCTCCTCGACAGTCACGTCGAAGGTGAGCTGCCGGGGCCGGAGGTCCAGCTGCTCCATCGTCAGCCCCGACTCTCGGCGGCGCATGAGGACCAGCAGCAGGTTGCCCTGCACCTCGAAGTTGTCGGCCCAGTAGGCCGCCTCGATGTCGCCCCAGTTCTTGCCAGTGAGCTTCTCCAGCGAGGTGACCTCAGGGAAGGGCAGGTCGTCGAACGCGAACTCGAACCGCTCCGGCTCGGCACCGTCGGCGGTGTAGGTGAGTACGGGCATCAGACGCCCTTCCTGAGTCGAACGGTGAGGTCGTCCATCGCCTGGAGGACGGCCGACCGGAACGCGGGCGCCTTCCCGTCGATGGTGCGCGTGAAGTAGCCCCGAGCCGACGACGACGTCTGCTCGACCCAGGCTTCACGGTTGCCGTAGACGGGGTGCCGCCATGTCCCGGTCGCGTCGATCCCGACGAGGGTCCGGTCGGTGGGGGTGGTCTTGTTTCGCCGGACCCGCACCATGGCGCCGTTGCTCGACAGCGACGACCGGACCCCGACGTTCGCGGCCACCAGCTCGGCGAACCCGCCGCGACGAGGGAGCGTTGACAGCGCCCTTGCCTGGACGGCTGCGATGGTCGGCTTCCCAGCGGTCCGGATCCGGCCGAGCAGCAGCCGCCGCAGGTCCCCACGACCCGCCTGCTTGAACAGGTCGGCCAGAACAGCCAGGTCGTGGGATGCCTGCGAGATCGGCCGGTACGCCACCATCGTCAGACGGCGGTGTCCGTCGACATGTACTTGACGGTCCCGTAGCCGTTCGTGGTGTCGACGAACGCCTTGAATGGCACCGACACACCGACCACGTTCGCGCCGGACACGTCGATCGAGGACGTGTCGAAGTAGACCTTCGGGCACGTCAGCGAGAAGGTCGGGTAGTAGGTCGACGCGATCGCGGTGCCGTGGACGAAGTCCCACACCAGCGACGTGGACGTGTGCCCGGTGAACCGGTCCACGAACTCGGCCTTCGTCATCAGGTCGATGTCGACGGTCCCCGTGATGGGGATGAGGGACTCGAGGTCACCAGCAGCCATGACCGGCTCGGACGGGTAGCCCTGCCCGCCGGCGTAGAAGGTGTCGTCAACGTTCATCGACCGGCCGATGGTGGCGGTGACGCCCTTCACGCCCGACGTCGCCGCCTCGGAGGCGTAGGTCCCGAGCTTGAGGTTCATCTGGGTCCAGTTGAACGGCAGCGCCGCCTGGGTGGCCGAGTAGCCGGCCGCCGCGGAGGACTGCACCTGGTCGACCTTCTTGCCCCACAGGTCGACTGCAACCTTCAGGGACTCGCCCTTCGCGCACGAGAACGTCGCAGAGGTGACCTTCGCGCCGTACATCGTGAACGGGTAGAGCGTCCCCGCAGTGTTGGGGACCACGGCCTGAGCAGACAGGCCCTTGCCGTAGTTGTCACCCACGACGTGGGTTTGCAGGTAGGCGGCGGTCGCGGCCTGCTGCACAGGCGTCGCGGACCCGCCGGTGATGTGCTGCAGCAGCAGCCCCATCCCGGTGCGGAGAACCTCACCCTCGTACTTCCCGGTGCCCCACAGCAGGGTCTCGATCTCGTCGAGCGGCGCGAGGCGGCCGGCGGCGGCGTACCCGCCGACAGGGGCGACCTGGTGCTCAGGCTTCACGGTGAACGACCCGGGCAGGAACCGGGTCGGGGCCACGTAGGTGCCCCAGGTGGACTCGGCGGAGATGCCGAAGTAGGCGCCAGCGCCCGAACCGATCGCCATGCGTCAGTCCTCCTTCTCCGTCACGGCGGACGGCTCGACGGGCTCGTCGCCCGTGCTGATCTCCTCGGCGGCCTCCTTGGGCCACTGAGACTCTGCGAGGGCTTCGGTGGCCTTGTCGGCCGCCTTCCAGATGCCCTCCATCTGGCAGTACCCCCAGGCGCGGTCGTCGGGGATCTCGAGGGTTCCGCCCTTCGCGACGCGCGTGTTCGTCTCGGCGTCCACCCAGGCGTCGCCAGAGACGTTCTTCACCTTGGCCATGTCATGCCTCTCAGGGTCGTGCTTCGTAGTGGATGCGGAACTTGAGGGTCGCGACGCGGCCACCCGGCCCGTGGTACTGGTCGAACTGGGATTCGTTCTCGGAGCCGCAGACGGTCCACAGGGCTCGCTCGACGCCGAACGCCGGATCGGTGCCGCCCCGGATGCGGCAGAGGTTCGCAATGGCCGCGGCGATCGTGAACACGGCGTCGCGGGGGGTCTTCTGGTCGTCGGGGTTCCCGATCCAGGAGGCGGCTGTGCAGATGATGTCGCCCACCTCGCTGATCGCCCCGTCAGACCCGGTGGTGACGAAGTCGTGGCGCATGGTGATCGCCGGCGCCCCGTCGTCGTCGTAGCCGACCATCAGGATGTCGCCAGGGCCGGTCGGCTCTACGAAGCCATCCTTGACCAGGACGTAGGGGAGCGCGTCCTGCGCCGCGGCGGTGATCGCGTCAATGAGCTGCGCGCCGACCGAGAACAGCACGACCATCAGGCGAACCCGCCCGCACGGTAGGGCGCCGCCAGCATCTCGGCCATCCGCAGTGCCGCCATGCTGGCGTCGACCGCCTGGCCGTTGACCACCGGCCCCTGGAGGGGTCGCCACAGGTAGCGCGCCGTCTCCACGACGACCCGCTTCAGCGCCTCCGGGGTGGTGGAGCGCCCGGCCTGATAGACGACGTCGAAGGCGACCCCGTCACTGGCCCCAGTGATCGAGATGGTGCCGGCGCGGAGGTTGACCAGGTTGTCGTTGGTCAGGTCCAGCGCGACGCCCGACTCAACTGCTGTGGCAGAGGTGATCGAGATGACCGGAAGTACGGGCAGGACCAGCTTGCCTCCGCGACTGAAGACTCGCTTGGTGAGTGCCGTCGCGACGAGCGGGCCGTACTTCTCGACCACAATGGTCTCCGCCTGCGCGATCACGGTCTCCAGGAGGTCGTCATCAACGGTCCCCTGGAAGTTCAGGAGCGGCTTGGCGTAGTCCAGTCCGACGACGTTGACCATGGCGGATCGTCAGCCCTGCGCCTTCTTGGCGCGGCGGGGCTTGCTCACGACCTCGCTGGATGCTGGGGTCTCGTCGGTGAGGCCGGCGGCGACCAGCTGGTCGGCGACGGCGTCGTCGGAGACCTCGAGTTCGGCGCCCATGGGGATGACGACCCCGGCGTGGATGGGGGACTTGCTGCGGTTCGCAATGTTCCGCAGGCCGGCGGCCGGGGGAGCGAGGTCGGTCATGGTGTCTCCTGTCGTTCGACGATGACGTAGGGGCTGCCCTCGTCTTGGTGGTGCGGGAAGAACGGCCGGAACGATCCGACCTGGAAGAACTCGCCGGTCTCGTGGAGCTCGCAGTCCAGGAGCCGGTCGAACACCCAGCGCATCGCGGCGCGCCGGTCCACCAGGGACGGGATCTCGAACATGTGCTGGGTGGTCCGCTGACGCTCTGGGGCGAGAGAGTCCGGGGTGGTGGCGAAGATGCACAGGAACCGGTTGCCTGGTCCGCCGATCTTGAACGTCCACCCCGGCTTGTAGGCCAGGGTCGGGACGAGCGCATCCAAGTCGAATGCGCCCGCCCCGCCCTGATGCGTCACGGCGTGACGTTGTAGCCGATCGAGGTGTCCTCGTTGGCCGCCGCATCGGTGATGGACTGGAAGTCCTCACGCATGAACCCGACCAGAACGCGCTGGTAGGTCTCGCGGTAGATCGAGTCGTCCACCTCGACGTCGAGCGCCATCCGCTGACCCATGGCCCACTCGCCGCGGTTCACGCAGAGGTTGTAGGTCTTGGTCGTGGTGATGCCGTCATAGACACCGGAGGCGTTCAGGTTCTCCCGGACGTGCTCGGACACGATGACCGGGACGCCGTAGATCGAACCGACCTGACCGTTGAGGATGGTGGCCTGCGGCCCCATCTTGTCGACCGTCAGGAGGGTGGTGTCCGCGACCAGCGCGTGGAACGCCGAGACGCCCACGATGAATGCCAGGTCGTTGGGGTTGACGCCCCACTTGGTCATGGCCTTGCGGATCAGCGCCAGGTTGGCCGCCGACGTGGCCGTGGTGGCCTGCGACGTGTTGGCGAGGGCCTTCTTCCGGAGCCCGTCCCACGCGGTGACGGCCGCGGTGGTGGAGGCGCCGATGTCGGAGTCCTGGTGGGTGCCGTCGGTGTCGCCGTCGAGGATCGCCTTCTCCTCGGCGGCGACGAAGGCCTGCACGATCTTGCTCCGCACGAACGGAAGGATCGCCAGCGCGGAGTCGGCCTCGAGCGACCTGGAGAACAGCGATCGGGCGCCGAAGATCTCGGCGTCGAACGTTGCCGCCAGGGTGCCCGGGGTGGACGCGGTCATCTTCGACTCGGTGTCACCGGTCGGCTCGGCCACCCGGTAGGCGGTCGCGTCGGCACCCTCGATCGGCCACTTCCACGGGTTCGTGGGGAGGTCGATGCGAGTGAACAGCGCGGAGACCTTGCCGGCCGCGCGGACCTTCTGGTGAAGGTCGGCACCGATGCCGGTGGGCACCCAGTTGCCACCCTCGGCGGCGGTGTCGACGTCCATGGCGCGGCAGACGGACTGCCAGCGGTCGCGGAACAGCTTGTGACCGCGGGCGACCTCGAAGCCCTCCGAGGAGGTCTTCGCGTGCTTGTCGACCATCAGGCCGAACAGCGCCATGTCGGCGACGGCCTTCTGGAACGACCGGACCGCGCCGCGGTGCTCGGGAGCGAACTCCGTGATGCGCGGGGCCTGGACAGCGTCGCCGTCGGAGTTGCGGACCACGACCTGCTCGACGCTGTTCATGGCGCCGGACCGGTGGAACATGTCCTTGGTGAAGGACCCGGCGGCGACCTCCTCGTCGGTCGCCCACAGCAGCTCGTTGAGCGAGCGTGCGGCGGGCGGGTCGGCGATGGGGCCGTTGGGGGCGGGGGCGACGTAGGCGGCCGTGCGGAGCGCCTGCGCCTGGAACCGCTGGGCGTCGCCCTCGGCGACCTCGGCGGCGGCGATGGCGGTGTCGAGCTCCTGGGAGCGGGTCACCAGACCGTCGTGGCGGGTGCGCTCGTCGTCCTCGAGGACAGAACGGCCGGCCTCGCGGGCGGTGTTGAGGATGTCGTCGATCTCGTTGAGCACGCGGGCGCGCTCGTCGGTGAGCTCGGCGACCGTGGTGGGAGCAGTCATGGCTGCTATCCCCTTTCTGCGCCGCGTCGGCGGCGCTGGTCATTGGCGAGTTGGTCGATCGACGGGCCAGCCACCGGTGCCGGGTCGGCGGGCGGGGGCGGGGTGTCGGGTTCTCCCGTCGGGCCTGGCTCGATGTGACTTGCGTCGGGATCAGCCGGGGTGACGGAAAGCTGGGTGAGGAGCGCCTGGCGCTCCTCGGCGGGAAGAGCCTCGACGTCGGCGAGGAGGCTGGACACCGAGCGCCACGAGACGATGCGTGCGTCGGTAGTCATCGGGAAGGGCGTCGGGCCGTACTCGGTCAGCGACGCCTCCAGGCGCTCGATGACCTGGAGCCCCGAGGAGCGGCTGGTCCCGGCGCGCTTCGAACGGATCCACGCGCCGGACCAGGACATGCCCCGGATCGCGCCGTCCTTAATGAGCTGGAGGACCTCGTCAGCCAGGGGGGTCTTCGAGTAGCGGGTGACCGTCAGCAGCCCCCGAGAGTCGGCCTTCATCTCGACCGGCACGCCGAGCGGCATGGCGTACCGTTCCGACGGGGTTCCCTGGATCGTCTTCCCGTGGTTGAACAGCACCTGGAACCGTGACGGGTCTCCGTGTGACAGCGCCCGGTCGAACAGTGTCGGAGCGATGCGCTCCTCGTAGTGGCCGTCCTGGTCGCACACCTCATAGGGCGTGAAGACCGAGGCGTAGGCCACGACGGTCCGGCCGTCGCCGCCCGAGCGAATCGCGATGTCCTCCAGGGGGAGCGTCCGGAACACCTCGATCCGGCGCTGAGCCTCCGGCAGCGTTACAGTCACTGGGCACCTCCGGCGGTGGCGGGCGTGGGCGGGGTGGTCCCGGCCTCGTACATGTTCACGGGCACCAGGAACGGGTCGAGCTCGGGCCGCTGCTCGAGGTTCTCCTTGCGCCGCGGCTCGTTGCGGTTGAGGAACCCGAACTGGATGCCCTGCGCGTAGGCGGCGTAGCGGCTGGCCATGTCGCCGCGGAGCAGGCCTTCGACCTCGAACTCCTGGAAATTGTTGACTGGCTGCAGGTCGGGGTCGAAGTTGAGGTGGGTCTCGAACCTCACGACCCAAGGCCGGATCGAGTCGACGACGGCCTCGATCGACTGGTGCTCAATGTTGTTGTTCGTCGATCGGGTCAGCTCGTAGAGCTTGTGAGGCGGGATCCGGAGGATCTGGGCGACCTGGATGATCCCGAACTTGCGGGTCTCGAGGAGCTGGGTCTGCGAAGGGTCGAGGCCGACGGTCTTCAGTGTGGCGTCGCCACCGAGGAGTCCGAGCTCGTGGGCGTTCTGCAGGCCCCGGTGGAAGGCCTGGAACTGCTCGCGCTGCTCGATCGCCTGCTCGCGGGTGAGGTCGGCGCGCAGCTGGATGTAGTGGTTGAGGTGCGATCCGGCGTCGAAGAATCGGGCGGCGTACTCGTCAGCGGCGGCCGTGGTCCCGAGCGAACCGGCGTGGAAGCGGATGACGTCGATTCCACGGAGGCCGTCGTAGGAGAGGCCCGGGATGTGGAGGATCTCCCGCGAAGTGAAGAGCGGCTCCATGTCGCGGACCTGGAACACCTTGCGGCCGGTGTCGGGGTGGCGGCCGACACGGACACGGTCAGGGTGCAGGGACCGAAGGCCGGCCACCTGATCGAACCCATTGCGGAGCTTGAAAGAGAACCCGTCACCACGGTGCAGCAGCGACATCATCTGGAACTCGACCCACGACGCCCACGGCACGTCAACGTCGGGCCGCTTCTTCCAGCCCGGGTCGGCCCGGCGAGACCGGCCGCTCGGGGTGTCGCGGAACGTGAAACACGGCAGAGAGGCCACGGTCTCCGCGAGATACCGCACGCCCGAGTACCAGGCGGTGATCCCCAGCGCCCGAGTCGGCGTGACCGACACGCCGGCGAGCGACTTGTTGCCGCCCTGCTGGCCCAGCAGGTAGCCGAACTCCTCCATGGTCACCGGGTCGGCTGCGCGCTGGACATCCAGCCGGCTGTTGATCCGGTCAACGAGCCCCATCAGCTACGCCGCCTCGCACGCTCGCGCGCGTCAGTGAACCCCACCGCGGTCGCAGCGAAGAGCCACAGCACCGCCACGACGACCAGGCCCGCGACCCAGCCGAGCGCGTACAGCGGGGACGCCAGGACCGCGAGCAGCATCCGGACAGGCTGGATCTGCTGAGCCCTGTCCCCGACACGCTGCACGTAGCTGCTCACTCGGTTCCTCCGATGGTCAGTGCGAAGCCGGTCGGCTGTGCCGTCTTGGTGATGGCGCCCCACAGGGCAAGGGCCGCGGCGACGATCCCGTCAATGTCCCCGGCGGAGACCCGGTGTCCGAACACGCGGCGCGCGTCGCCGACCGGTCTCCACCGAGCGGACTCGACATGCTCGGTCAAGGTCTGGTTGTTGGGATGGATGATCCGCTTGTCGCGGACCCGGTCGAAGATGTCGGAGCAGGCGGCCACGTAGTCGTCGAGGGACGCCTCCACAACGGTGCCACCGTCGTCGCGGATCGCCTGGGCGAGCTTCTTTCCTGTGTTCGACCCCGTGTCGACGATGACCGGGATCCGGTAGGTCTTGCTGATGCGGGCCGCTTCGCCGGCCAACCAGTCCGTGCCTTCGCGGCGCTGGTTCAGCATCACCAACGGGATGTCATCGACCATGCCGCAAGCACCGATCGAGGCGAACTCGCGGTCACGAGAGATCGACACCCCGATGGCCACCGGGGCTGGAAGGTCGTCTAGCCCGATAGCCTGCCCGCACCCGGCCCAGTTGCCGAGCGCCGTCTCCTCGCCCTCGCGGGGCTTGCGCTGCCACTGGTTGAGGTAGGCGCGCTTGAAGTCGGCCAACTTGTTCTCCCGCACGGCCTTCTCGTAGAGCCCCCGCACCGTCTTGATCGCCACCGTGTGCTGCCTGCACGTCGGCGGGCAGTCGGGGCGGTGCAGCGCTGGCATGCAAGCCAGCCACGTCTCGACGGCGCCCGGGTCCGCGTCCTCAGGTGCCGACCACTCGAAGAAGGCGGTCCCATGCCTGACGTCCTGCTCGACCAGCTTCCGGCCCGCCTGGACCTTGCCGAGCAGGTACGGCGAGGCGTCTTCCCAGCCGGCGGTGGATACCGAGCCGAGCTGGTGGTTGGCCCTGGTGATCATGGCGGGCTCGAAGGCCTGCTCCATGCGGTTGTCGGGCTGACTGAAAGCCTCGTCGATATACGCCTCATCGAGGATGTCACCGTGGCCGGCCTTCTCGGTGACAGCCTCGACCGCGAACAGGGACCCGTTCGGGTAGCGGATGTCGACCTTCGAGTTGCCGGTGCGGGCCCGGGCCTTGATCTTGGAGGCGCCGTACTTGATCGCACGGGCGTAGTCGCGCTCGAACTTGTCGACGGCCTTCAGCTTCGTCTGTGCGGCGTAGGCGATCTGCTGGTTCCCGCCGAAGAACTTCGTGGCCAGGCATCGGTGGGACGCCTTCGCCAGGATCAGGATGGACTTGCCCGACTGTCGCGGCACGAGGAGTGTCCAGTCCGTGTAGACCAGCTCGCCCGTGTCCGGGTCCAGCTCGAGGAGCACGTCCACCACGTGCTGCTGCCACTCCATGAGCGGCTTCCCCAGCATCGCGGCGACCATGCCGACCGCAGGGCCCAGGGTGGCCCGCTCAGGTGACCGCGGCGTCCCGAACCTGGGAGGGCAGCTGATGGTGGCGACCGTTTCGACGCTCACCGGCCTACCCCGTTTCGCCCCCCTCGGGAATGGACAACTCGGTGCCCAGGTCGTCCCCGCCGACACTCATCCCCGCCAGCTCTGCCAGGTTGAGCCGCAGCTCGCGGTTGAGTGCCGCGCGCATCATCTCGGGACCCTCGTCGATACCTCGAGCGAGCGCGTAGGACATCGCCGCCAACGCCTCGCCCATCGGGTGCCCCGAGACCAACGCCTCGATGTCCGCACGCACCTTCAGTTCGACCGCGCCGGGTTGCCGGACGTTCGGCTTCGTGTCGACCGGCGGCTTCGGGGTCCCCGATCGGGGCGTCCGCTTCGCGGGCGTCGCCCTCTTGGCCGGCGTCCGCTTCGTGGGCGTCGCCTTCTTCGCGACGGCCTTCACTGGCGGCTTCGGAGCGGCCTTCTTGGCCGCCCGAGCCCCCGCGGGAGCCTTCGGGGCGTCCCCCCGGGTCTGCGCCGGGGGAATTTTCTTGCGGACGAGCGCGGTGGCGGCCGGGTCGGGACTGCCTCACGTTTGGGGGTCAAGCAGCGGCTGCAAAGTCTGGGTGGGTGTCGTTCGCTGGCGCAAATCTCTGCCCGAAGCCGGAGCAGAAGGTGCCGCTGTAGACAGCGCAGCGGACCTGCAGCAGAAGATCGGCGCCACGTCGGCTCCAGCGCATCTGCTGCGACTTGTTCATCCGGCGGTTCACCAGGAAATTCGCCGTCCCTTCGGTGATGGCCGTCCCAACGCGCAGGCCGGCACGGTGACGCTCGGCGTAGTTGACCGTCCAGTCCGCTTGGCTGACCAGGTAGCCGTCCAGCGCCAGCAACGCCGTCCACAGCTTCCGCGATGACGGCACGCGCGACGGCCGCACAGCCACTTCGCCCTGGAAGGCATGTATGACCTTGCGGATGCGCTCGATGCTGACCTGGGCATCCTTGGCCTTGCCGTTCCACAGACGCCAGCGCAGCCTATCGGCTTCCGCGACGATCACCGCCTTCGCCTCCCTCCGCGCGGGCGTGTCGGTCGACAAGGCGCCGGCGGTTTGTTCGAGGTGCTGCAGCCGCATTGCGATGTGGAACCAATCCAGGATCGGCGGCGCAGTGACGCCAGTGGCGGCCAGGATCGAACGCAGACCAGCGCACCCGTCGGTGAAGCCAGTCAACACCGTGGTCCCGGTTCGGCCAACGCTGTCGAGTGTGCGGCCGATCAGGGCCACGAGATCCGTCGCTGATCCGGCCACGGCGGCGAACACCTGCCGGCCACCCGCGTCGGTCTCGGTGTTGCCGACCCTGACTTCCAGATGCCGTCCGCCCTCTTCACGGCTGCGGATGAACGTCGAGTCCACGCTGATCGAGATCGCCGCCGAGGGTGTTGCGGGCGCGATCACCGGGCGATGCCGCAGCTGTTCGCCGAGCGTCAGGGTATGGCGACGAAGGGTCTCGTGATCCTTGCCAGCGTCGATCGGGAACAACTGCTCCAGCACGGCCGTCGCCGTGCGATAGGTCATCAGCGCCGAGAGGTGTGCCTGCAGCCGATCGAGCTCGGGCGTCGACTTGCAGTGCGACGGCCAGTCAACACCGCTCTCGATCCCGTCGCATGCGATGCAGCGGAAC